CTAAAACCCCCACTCACTGATTCAGCAAAAACCTATCAGTGACTTTCTCTATGACGTCCTCGGACCGCCACGCTAGAAGAAAGGGCAAACATGCTCACGTGAAACCCACGGGTGGTGAGTATCAACGATGTCCCGACTGTATTAAATCGGATCGTGGCATTAGGGAGACAATCTCGAACGGCCTACGAGTAATTCGGATCAGGTTCGGCATACCATATGCTGAACTACCGGAACTCGAGACCATTAATTTGGGTCGTTATCTCCAATACAATTTGGGTGCTGGCAAGGAGCGGGCCAGCGCTGTCTTTCCGCGAGCGCAAGGCGCGGAGGATGAACACGGTCTCAGGAATTTAAAGAGACTCGGTCGGCGACAAAGATGGGAATTTGCACATTCCGTAAATTCTCTGAAGCGAAATTTTCCTCCGGGATGTCGCCGTCACACTCCGTCTTCGCGTTCTGCTTGGGAAAGCAGAGCGTTCTCATCTCCTCCCCCCACTTCTCCGGAATACCTAGCGTTTTGTCGCAAGGAAGTCAGGAAAATCTTTCCGTTAGGATGGGATACTGGTTACCAGTCCCAGTGCTATGCCTTCGTCCCTAGGGCCTCCTCCAGATTCGATGCTACCGATTGGGAGCACGGATCTGTGAGGGCGGACACCTGGTGGGCCGAACTTGGAAACAGAAAGATATTTCTTGACGCAGTGCTTAGTGGTAGATCTCACTGTAGTCCTCTACTCGAGGAGCTCGATCTACGAAAAATTACCGCTAAGTATAAGGAGGTCCCTACAGCTGGCAAGTGCCGGCCTCTTCTGATCTTTGATCCTACTATAGATCTTCTTGGTCCTTTGCACAAGACGATCTACGCACATCTTCAGAAGACGGACTGGCTGTTGTCAGGACCTCCTACGGCCAAGAAGTTATCGTCGCTCAAGGGGCGCTACCATACGTCGGTTGATTTAGTTTCGGCAACGGATAATTTGCCGCTCGACGTCACTGAGGTAATTCTGGGTGCACTATTATCCAAAGCATCCCAGACTCCAGGTGCCATTCGTTCGATGGCCTGCAATTCACTATACCCATCTGTTTACGGCCGCAAGCCGGTTCAAAAGAATTCAGATGGGGAGTGTCTTGATGATCCCTGGTACTCAATTGGTAGCGTTTCCCATGGGCAAATGATGGGGGGCTACCTTTCCTTTCCCCTGCTGTGCCTGCAGTCTCACCTTGCTGCGAAGTGGGCATCCCGCTCTGTCCCTGGACATGGCGGGTATGTCTCTTCCCTGGTGAACGGCGATGATACTATCATCAGCACACAGCTTCCTCTGTCAGAGGACAGTTACCCTCCTGGGTTTCTTCTCAATAGGGAGAAGACAATTTTCAACTCGGAGGATACTGTGGAGATTAATTCGACCGTCTTTCTGAAAAGGAAAGGCAAGAGTAGGTCGAATTGCAAGTGGTTAGAGGTACCCCACTTGAGGAAAGGTGGAGCGCCTAACGATCTGAACGGACTTGTCCACATGGCAGTGGCCTCGTCGCGTAATGAGAATTGGAGTGTAGCTTTTATACACTCTAGGATCGGTAGGCGCTGGGAAATTGACCCGATATCGCTGGGCACGCGTCCGACACTGCCCTGCTATCATCGTACTTGTTATCTCTGGGATAAATACGATGACTGCAGGTTGCCAGATTTGTCAGATCCTGTGACCGACGATCCACGGTTGCGTAGCGAGTGGATGGCAAGAACCGCGATACCACGAGGGCTGTCCTCGGAGGTAGCGCAGGCTTTATGGAACCAGCCTCTTGAACAAGAGGTACTGGGGCAAAAGCTACGCCCTGCATTGCGCAACGTCGGGTTAAGAAAGGGCCAGACCCCATTAACGCTGGGTGAGGTCCGGAAGATGCACCGGTTGGCTAAACCTCGGAATAGTCGCTTGAAATATCCCCCTGCTGCAGGCCGAAAGTTCGGCTCTAGATTGACTTTCGCAGCTTGGAGTAGACTGTTCCGAACCGGTCGGGAAGAGGTGGTTCAGGTTTCCGTCCCATTAGATTGGGAGCCTCACCCCACCATTCCTATAGTCACGCAAACTATAGGAGATTATGGCGCGCACAGTGTCCTGAGTGACTTGGACCTCCTGTGCGACATTATCGAACCTTTCGAGCCTCTGCGGCTCTACGCCCCGGCGATGCGGGCACTGTCGGAGCTCCGCTGTCCTGTGGAAGGGACATGAGAACTCCCCTGCTTTGGAGGTAGCGGACAGTTGCTGTAAGCCTAGCTGGGGCTTAGAGGCGTAGACTACGGAGGGCTCTCGAGATGGCCCGTGGCGCCATATGAGTGTTGTTTCATGGCCCCCTCTGAAAAGAGCGATAGCAAGTACTGGAAATACCAGGAAATTGTCAGCTATTGCAGTTCGTCGAGGGGTCGAAACTCAGGTCGGTAGCGAGCAGCCCTAGGCTGGCTCATCGTGGGAGTAGTTGATCGGGGGATTCTGAATAAGAAACCCTTTTGCGGAGGCTAAGGAGCCGGCATCAACAAAGACTCCGGTGTTGGAAGTGAATACGGAAGGGAAGCAAGTCTGCGTCATTAGGCAGTCTTTCTACGCACTGCGGTCCGTAGTTGGGCGGGGGGCACATAAAGTGTTCCTCTTTGCTGAGGTTGCTATAAGGCTACTTTCATGTACGGTTCACGACCCAAATTGACACCAACACTGAGGACAAACGGTGAGGCGCCGCAGAGATGCAGCGTCCCCCGTGATGCCTCCCACGTTGTGACTAGTCGACAATCAATCGTCATGCCGAATAGAGGAGTAGACAGGGGAGGGGGTGCGTAACTGCTGCGTGTGCGTCGCGTGGCAGCAGTGGGTAAAACGACCGATACTTTCTAAACGATGATGTTGTAAATCATGTATTAGAAGATCACGGTTCCGCTGTCCGGGTG